GAGGTCGCCGGTAATTCCCAGACGTTTATCTCGCCTTTCTCCGGGCACGTCTCACCGGTAGTCGTGCGCCTGTCTCGCGTAACTGGAGCGTCCGTATGACCGACGTCAAGTATCATCGTGATTCGGCTGGGATGGGCGAAATGCTCCGGGCCGACTTTATGGTGAGAGCCATGCGGGATAAGGCTGAGGAGATTCTAGTACGGGCCGTAGCCATATCCCCGGTCGGCCGTCCTCCCGGTGATAAGCATCCCGGCCGCTACCGGGAATCCTGGCATATCCGGACTCACGATCGTGGCGGAGCTACCCATGACCGCGCGGAGGCTATCGTATACAATGACTCGCCAGAAGCTCTCTATGTCGAATACGCGAGCTACGGAGCGGAGCCGTACCGTGTCCTAGCCCGTGCCGCTTTTGGAGGTATCCATAGGCGATGACTATCCCAGTCCTCCCGGACGTAGAGAGCGCGCTTATCTATGCGCTCGTCCCGGCCTTCCCGGAGTACCGCTTTGTCACTTCTATGCCTAGCGGCAATCTCGCGATGACTACTATCCGGCTCCATCGCATCTCCGGTGCTAACCGCGATATCCATGTTGACCGACCTATTGTTGATGTAGACGTATTTGGCCTAAAGTCCGAAGTAGGGCAGGTATCGGTAGCCGCTCGCGAGATTCAGGCCTTCATCCTCTCGCTTATGAGCGTACAAGTACAGAATGGAGTCATAGCTCACGCGACCACAGTAAACGGACCTAGATCACTACCGGAGGCTAATCAGGACCTTGTCCGCTATTCCGCAACGTACGAGATTATGATACACCCATAGGGAGAAAGCAAATGCCAGCTTCACCGCGCGATGAAGTTCAAGAGCGCGATCTCAGTTCGGCCTTCGGACTTACCCCACCGGCTACCGGACCCTACAAGGACAACACCAACCTATACGCGGCCGGAGACGTAGTGGTCTGGGTCGGCCAGCCGAACAACGCGACTCCTCCGCTAGGTCTTGAGGACCCATCATCTCTCGGCTCCGGTATCTACAAGTGCCTGGGATGGGCCGATACCTCCGGCTATATCTTCAAGCTGGACGAGACCATTAAGGATATTCCGGCCGCTGGCGTCCTTACGCCGGTTAGGTCTATCCTTACCGGAGGCTCCAAGACGATTCAGTCTATCTTCCTAGAGGCCCTGAACCCATACGTCCGGGCTCTCTACGATGACGTGCCGGTATTCCCGGTAGCTACGTCTCCGCTCAAGCCTCCGGCTACTCCGTCGCCTCCGGCGCTACCGGCGAACACGGTGACCTACATCATCCCGGACCCACCGGCCGATAACCGCTATGCCTTCATTTTCGATTCCATCGATGGAACCAAGCAGCAGCGGCTCTACTCGCCATATGCTAAGGTTACCGCTCGCGGTAACGACCAGGCTCAGCAGGGCGATATCGTTATGACCGATATGACGATCACCTGCTATCCCGGAACCATCGGAAGCGTTACCGGAGCCGTCCTCCAGAGGACGGTCAACTACGGTAAGTCCATGACGGCCTACTTCACCTAGGAGCGGTTATGACTGAGCCACTCCATCAGGTAGAGGACGAGCCGGAGGAAGTAGACCTTGACCTTGACGCTCAGGACGAGGCCCTACGTCGGGACGCGGTAGGCGAGCCTACCACCGTCCGCGTCGGAGGGAAGGTAATCCATATCACCCACGCCAATGCGTGGTCCGCGAGCGCTATGCGCGCGGCCGGTACGGCGAACTGGGACCTATGGGCTCGCGAGGTTATCGATGACGATGAGGAATTCCGGCTCTGGGTAGAGGCCGACCTCCAGAACTATCAGGTGGAGGCCGTCTTTGCCGAGTGCGGTAGGCAAGCGAGGCTGAACCAGGGAAAATCAGCCGCGCGCTCTGGCTCACGTCGGAGTACCCGGAGGAGATAGAGGCAGACCTCCAGCGTTATTACGGAGTTGATTACCTAGACCTATTCCGTGGTAAGCTGGGCTGGAGAAAGCTCCTCGTCTTCATCGACCATCTCCCAGCGGAGAGCGCGTTGAATACGGCAATCAGGAACGATATGCCGGAGTGGTTCCTAGCGGAGCGCGCGGCCGGAGCCGACCCATCCAAATCGGCCTGGTCTACGGCTGAGACGCTCCTTGCCGTCCTCATAGACGAGATACGCGTGGGCAACTGGATGTACGCCTCTGCGCATACCGACCGGACGCTATCTAGGCCGGAGCCGCTAGCGAGGCCCGGAGTTAGGTCTAGGAGGCTCCGTAGGCTCTCCCTAGCCGATGCGAGAGCGATAGACCCACGACTACGTACCCTCCCGGACGCGGAGGCCGTAGAGACGTTTAGGAGGCTCCATGGCTACTGATATTTTTGTTGGGTCGGTAGCGGTCGGAGTAGTCCCGGACGCTCGCGGCTGGGACGCTAGCCTCCAGCGTCAGCTAGTCCCTAGCGCTGAGAAGATAGGAACGGAATACGGCAAGACCATGGGCCGGAAGATATCCGACTCTATGGGTAAAGCTGGAGAGCAATCCGGAGGAGCCTTTGGCGATACTTTCCGGAAGCGGCTAGACGCGGCTCTAAAGGCCCTACCGAAGGCCCAGCTTGACGGCGACTCCTCCAAGATAGACCGGAAGCTTGAAGAGCTACGGCTCAAGATGGAGGAGATAGCCAAGACCGATATGATGGATCCTGAGAAGGCCCTAAAGGATCTTGCGGTCATTCAGGTAGAGCTAGACCGGATATCGAGTAAGTCAAAGGATATCCGCGTCACCTTCAATACCAAGGAAGCCCGCGCTCAGCTAGCTATGCTTCAGCGCGACGTTGGGAGTACGGCTCGCGGAGGAGGAATCCTTAGCCGGATACCCGGAGCCGGAATCCTGAGTAACCTTCCGGGATTGGGTGGCGTATTCGGAGGAGGAGCAACCGCAGCCTCTCAGGCCGCAGGAGCCGCTGGGCCTGCTGCGTCGGCCGGAGGAAGCCTCCTAACTAATCCATACGTTCTAGGAATTGGCGGTGGTGCGGCCGCTCTAGCTGCCCCATTTGCCGGGCAAGCGGTCGGAGGTCTAGGCGTAGCCGGGCTAGGTGCCGGGCTCGCGGCTATCGGAGCGGCCGGAGCTTTCGGCCTAGGGACTACCGCGCCAGTCGGTAAGGCCCAGCTAGTAGCTCAGCAGAATGCGCTAGCCTCCGCGACGGCTCGTGCCGCTCTCTCGCAAGCGGCTCTTGTAAAGCTCCAGAATAGCGGTAAGGCATCTGCGTCCCAGCTTGCGGCCGCGCACGCCTCGCTTGCTACCGCTCAGGCGAACGTTACGACTCAGCAGTCCAAGCTGACCGATATGCAAAAGCAGAATATCGATCAGACTACTAAAGGCCAGCTAAAGGTCCGGCAGGCTTTTGAGGACCTCAAGACTAACGCTATTGCGGACCTTACCAAGATAGGAGTTGCCTTTGTCCCTGTCCTAGAGAATATCGCCGGTACCGCTCAGCGCGTCCTAGGCAAGATGACTCCGGTATTCGCCGGAGCTATGAAGATTATCGCAGGCCCGGTACAGAATTTTGTCGACACGGTCCTGAATGCCTTTAGCCGTCCGGCCGTTATCAAGTCGATTCAGGATATTGCTAAAGCCTTCGGAGCTATCCTTACGGCCTTCACTCCGGACATACCCGGCATCGCGGACTCGCTAGCTCAGGCCATCTCCCGGATAGCGGAGGCCGTAGCTAAGAATCCAAAGGCATTCGCGGACTTCCTAAACTTCCTATTCCAGATCGTCATCTTTGTCATCGACGCTATTGCCTGGCTTACGATATTCGCTAACTACCTTGAGGCTCATTTCGTCCCGGCCGTTAAGCGCGCGTGGCATGACGTTCAGTCAGCTACGGAAAATATCTGGAATAGTATCTGGAACAATATTATTGGCCGGGCTATTCGTGGAGGCCACGACCTAGAAGTCGTCTATAACCATATCAAGCAGAACATAATCAACTGGTGGCACGACGTCCAGAACTGGACGGCGAGTACCTGGAATACGATATGGAATAACACGGTCGGCCGGATCATACGCGGATGGCATGATGTTATCAATATCTATAACCGGCTCCGTTCGGACATCATTAACTGGTGGCATAACGTCCAGAATACTACTGCGTCAATCTGGAATACGATCTGGAGCAATACGGTCGGCCGGGCTATCAACGGCGCCAATTCTCTCATGAACGTATTTACCCGGCTCAAGACCAATATCGTTAACTGGTTCCATGACGCGGTTAACTGGCTAGTGAGCGCGGGTAGCAATGTCGTTACCGGGCTCCTAAACGGTATCAAGAACGGGATGAAGTCTATCGGTAGCTGGATCAAGAGCAACGTTGTTGATCCGGTAGTCAACTCCGTAAAGAGTTTCTTTGGGATTCATAGCCCGGCCTCTATCATGGTCCCTATTGGTGCGAATATTATTGCCGGTCTTATGAAGGGCATATTCTCTGGCGGTAAGGACCTTACGCACTTTATCAAGAACGTCTTTGGCGGAATGCCGGCCGCTCTCGGCTCCCTGGTCCAGAAAGGACTCGTTGATCTTGCTAAGCTACCGGCGAAGGCACTTAGTGCTATATCGAGTCTTGGCGGTAAGATCGGTGGTTTCTTTGCTAAGCTATTTGGTGGAGGAGTTGGCGGAGGAGTCCAGCGCTGGGCCGGAGTAGTC